GAGAAAATTCAGTATGTTTGGAAAAACAGAAAAGGAAAAACAGGAAGATAACAAGGAAACAGACGTTGAATATGCAGACTATGAGATCTGCCGGAAAAGCAAGGTAGGAGAGTATTTACAGACCGGTCAGGAGTTCTTTGTTGCGGACATGAAGAAAAAGAAAATCTACAGTTCCAATGACCTGAGACTGAGAGAACTGTCTGAAAAACTGGACTTAGAGCACACGTTCGTATTCAAAGAAGCAAATTATATGTAACACCAGAAAGGAGATATAGAAGTGGGAAATAAACACGTTATATCCGACCTTTATCAAATGCAGTCGCTCTCACTTAAAGCCAAAATCCGCATGACAAAGTGGAGGATCCGTGAGTGGGTGGATATGTACGGAGAGGACGGTGTGTATGTATCTTTCTCTGGTGGAAAAGACAGCACAGTTCTCCTCGATATTGCAAGGCAGCTGTACCCAAACATCAAGGCGGTATTTGTTGATACCGGACTTGAATACCCGGAAATTCGTCTGTTTGTAAAAACAGTCAGTAATGTGGACTGGATAAGACCGAAGCTGACATTCAGACAGGTAATTGAGAAATATGGCTACCCGTTCATAAGCAAAGAGGTTTCTGAGTGCGTATATGGTGCGAAGAAATTCTTACGTGGGGGGGTACAGCCAATTCTACCGTAAACTCACGGGATGCGGAGAGTATGCGAAGAATAACTCCGGGGGGGGGCAGACAACAAGTATAGAAAACTTAGGGGATTGGGAGAGTATTCCCGTAAGAGTAAAGATACTGTTCGGAGCGATGACAAAGGGGAATATCCCTAACGGAGAAAGAAGCAAATACAGTTGCGAAAGATACAAATTCTTTATCGACTGTCCTTATGAGATTTCATCAGAATGTTGCAAGGTTATGAAAAAAGCTCCGGCACATTCCTATGCTAAATCAACTGGCAGAAAACCAATGACAGCCCAGATGGCAACGGAAAGCCGGCTAAGGACACAGCAATGGCTTAAAAATGGCTGCAATGGATTTGATATGAAATCTCCGATAAGCAATCCAATGTCATTCTGGACGGAACAGGATGTGCTTACATACATCAGATTGTACGGAAATGATATGGTTCGCCGGAGGGCAGAACAGAGCGATGAGTACATGAAATATGGCAACAGATACGTTTCGAGAGAGACAGGAGCAACGATGGAATCCGCAGAGATTGGCAGACCGATATGTTCCGTTTACGGAGAAGTTGTGACGGAGGATGAGGAACACGGTCAAATGACTCTGGCAGATGTGACAGACTTAGGAATATTTGATTTTGGCAGACCATTACTCAAAACTACCGGGTGTGAACGCACCGGATGTATGTTTTGCGGATATGGATGCCATTTGGAAAAGTCTCCCGGACGTTTTGAAAGGATGAAGATAACACATCCGAAACAGTATGAATACATTATGAAACCTTGGGACGATGGAGGACTTGGTTTCAAAGAAATTATTGATTGGATCAATGAACATGGAAATCTAAATATCAGATATTAGGAGGTAAACAGTATTGACACAGGAGCAGATGAGAAACCTCAACACCATCGTAGAAACGTATGGAAACGATGCACAGGAGGATATGGCTATTGAAGAGTGTTCGGAACTCGTCAAAGCCATTCTGAAATTCCGCCGTAGCGATGAGAAAACAGCGGAAATGAGAGATGCAGTGATTGATGAAATTGCAGATGTACAGATCATGCTCACACAGTTGGGAATTATTTTTAACTGCGTAGCAGAGGTAGAGGAACGAATTGATTTCAAAATCAATCGACAGATGGGGCGAATTAAGGAAAGAGAGGCAAAACGTGATGTTTGTTAAGTCTCAGGATGGAGCGGTAGTTCTGAACAACGACAAGGTAACAGAATACAGCACGGACAGCAAATATGATGGGCGGTACAAAGTTGCTGCCCTCGTAGGAGAAAACAGAGTAGTGATTGGCAGATATTCTACGAAAGAAAAATGCAGAATGGCGATTTCAATGCTTATGGACTGCTACACCATGAATTTGCTGTTTGAAAGAGGACAGGATGAAAACCCCAGAGACTTAGTATGTGAATATGTGGCGGATCAACCACTTGGAGTGTTCGAGATGCCGCAGGAGGATGAAATCGAATAGGAGGACACTATGAGCAAAGAGTTTTATAGAGGGGAAATCTTCTATATCCGCAACGAGAGCGAATATAGCGGAAATGTACAGGGGGGGGGTAGACCTGCGGTAATCATAAGCAATGATATTGGTAACAATGCAGGACCTATATTGGAAGTGGTTTACCTTACCACCCAGGAAAAGAAACCGTTGCCGACACACGTTAAAATCAACAGTTCAAAATATCCGTCCACCGTGCTTTGTGAGCAGATTGATACGGTAAACAAGGATAAGGTTGGAGATTACATAGGACAGTGTTCTATGGCAGAAATGAAAAAGATCGATGCAGCGTTGGCGGTAAGCATCGGCATTGGAATTAACATCAAATCGAATGATCTGGTAAAGAAGTGGGCGGAAGCTGCAAATGAAGCAGTGAAGCCAGATGAGAAAGAACCTGAACCTATTGCAGAAAAGGTGAAGATGCCGGACGTTGAGACACAGTTGGAAATTGCAAAGATAACTGCTGAGAGGGACGTATACAAACGATTATACGAGGAAGCAATGGCACGGAGATAGGAGGAAACATGGCTCTAATAAAGAGAGACAGAGAAAACTTCTGGATATTAAATTGGCTTGATGAGTACATGACCGGTCATAAAGGATTTATATGTGGAGGATGTTTCAAAAACATATTCAATAAAGAAAAGGTAAAGGACCTTGATATTTTCTTTGAGAATGAAAGCGATTTTGATGATGCGGTACAGTATTTTGACAGTCAGACACCAGGATATGACGGAGACGATGTAAGAGATGAGAAATATCATTTCCACTACGAAAACGACAATGTAAAGGCATACAAACACATTGAAACAGGTGTTGTGCTTGAACTTTGTTGCAAAATATTTGGAAAACCGGAAGAAATTCTGAATAAGTTCGATTTCACAATCACGAAGTTCGCATATTACAAAGAGGAAGTAGAGGATGAAACTGGTGCGGTAGCGAAAAGACAAGAACTTCCGTTTGAAACTCTGGAAGATGAGCATTTCTTAGAGGAAATTGGAATACCGGAAACACACATTGAGTACAAAATCCTGATGGATGATGCGTTTTTTGAACATCTACATCTTAAACGGATTGTAATTGATAAAGATATTCCATTTCCAATGAGCACTTTTGAACGGATGCTGAGATATGCAAAGTACGGATATTTCCCATGCAAAGAAACAAAGATGAAGATAATCAATGCACTTAGGGATTTGACAGACGAACAGGTTGAATTATCTGAAAGCCTTTATGGCGGCATGGATTAAGGAGGAAAGATGAAAAAGACAGCGAGAGTAATTATCACATCAAAGTGCGACCGGAAGTGCCCGGGGTGCTGCAACAGCAAATTGGACTACACATCATTGGCGAAAGTGATTGGCGGTATCACGGCATTAAAGGACTATGAGGAAGTTGTGATTACCGGCGGAGAGCCTATGATAAATCCGGCACAACTCTACACAGTCATTAAAATGCTCAGAAAGCAGAATAAGAGACAGAAAATCTATCTTTATACGGCTTGTCTGACAATGGACGATCATCCGGTAATTTTAAAACACTTGGATGGTATCACAGTAACAGTCCATGCAGAAGCCACAGATGAGGATATTCGTAATCTGAAATACATGAGTTCCAATCTCTACGATGAGGACTTGGATATGCGCCTGTTTATCGACAAGAGGGTGTACGACAGGTACGACTTATCTAATATCTGCATGAAAACATGGGATGTAGTGAGAAAACTGGAATGGAAAGAAAAGTGCGATCCGGCAGAAAACGAAGAACTGTTTTTGTGGAATCTTTATTAAGGAGGCTGCCATGGAAACTTATAGAGTTGTATCAATTACAGACAGAAAAGGCAATCCGAGAATTGAGGGCAGATACCCTCTCAGAGTAGGGAGAATGTGCAAGAAACCCACTCCAAGAAACGGAGATGCCATGATGATTGAATGGTTGGCTCAGCCGGATGGAACACCGTATGTCGGCATGATTGTTACGAGTACAGTTATCGGATTCAAGACCGAGGATAGAGGAAAATACATTGAGGTAACAACCAGAAATTCAATCTACACATTTGAGAGAGTATGAGAGAAACAGAAACTTTTGAGTATATCCGCCGGAAGTACCCGGACAAGGAAGAAACATGGAGAAAAGTCACACGGCTTGTTAAGTTTGATGAGAATTTGGAAGTAAAGAGTGTGCATGATTTCAACATCAACTGCTACATATCAACATTTGGGAGACTTATAAGAAACGGAATCCTCTGCAATATGGCATACGGAGATAAATACGATATTTCCAGTATGTTCACAGATATGGACGGAAACCAAGTACGGTTTAAGAGACACCAGATTGTTATGCAGACTTTCTTCATGGGCGATAGACGGCGGTATGACACCGTAGACCATATAAACAACATGGAGAGGTTTGACAACAGCATATACAACCTCAGATGGGCGGATAAGGGCGTACAGTGCGGAAACCGCAAGGACAAGCCAGGGAAACACAGAATGGTTATCTGCATAGGCGATGAGGAAGAAATCTTTTTCTCATGTCGGGAGGCGGAACGACTGTACAACCTACCGCCGAACTCGGTCGGTAAGGTATGCCGCGGAGAACTAGAATCCATATATGGTTATAGATTTGGATATTTATAAGGAGATCAGAGATGGGAAAAGATTGGACCGGAAACGGCAAGAGTATTTTTACAACCCTTGGCGCATCCAACCACACAGAGAAAGAAAGAGAGATTAACGACTACTATGCGACAGACCCTATCGCAGTAGACGCATTGTTACAGGGGGGGGCAGAACTGAATCATAAGATTTGGGAGTGCTCTGCAGGACAAGGACACTTATCAGAACGTCTCATAGAACTCGGTTATGAGGTCCGCAGTACGGATCTTATCGACAGAGGGTATGGAGAGGGTGGAATAGACTTCTTGCAGACAACAAAAATGTGGGATGGCGATATTCTTACCAATCCTCCATATAAGTACGCGAAAGAGTTTATTGAACACGCAATGACGATCATACCGGACGGGAGAAAAGTGTTCATGTTTCTTAAATTACAGTTTTTGGAGGGAAAGGCTAGAGGCGAACTGTTTAAGAAATACCCTCCGAGATATGTATATGTGTCACGCAGCCGTATTCTGTGCGCCAAAAACGGAATGTTTGAGGAAATGAAAGCCGGAGGCGGAAGTGCAGTTGCGTATGCGTGGTATGAGTTTCAAAAAGGTTATAAGGGAGTGAGCATTATTAAGTGGATAAATTAGATTTTGGTTACTACAACATGGACTGTATGGCCGGCATGAAACTTTTCCCTGATAAATACTTTGATGTGGCAATCGTAGACCCACCATACGGAATCAATGCGCCGAACATGGCGATGGGAACCAATAAGAGCCGGACGAAGAACGGTTATCCATCCGAAAGCACCGCAAGCAGATTGAAACGGAGTGGACAGGTAAAGGAATGGGATAGCAAACCGCCAACGGAGGAATACTTCAAAGAATTGTTTCGCGTATCGAAAAATCAGATTATATGGGGCGGAAATTATTTCAATCTGCCACCAACAAAGTGTTTTGTTGTATGGGATAAGGTGCAGCCGTGGGATGCCTTTTCACAAGCGGAGATTGCGTGGACTTCTTACAATCTCCCGGCAAAACTGTTCAGATACTCAAACACTGGCGGAACAAATTCAGAGAAGCGCATCCATCCAACCCAGAAGCCAATAGCATTGTACGAATATCTCGTAGGTGCTTTTAAGCTATCGGGGGGGGTGGTGCTTGACACCCATGTAGGATCTGCGTCAAGTCTCATCGCATATCACAGAACCGGCGTGAGGTTTGTAGGGTTTGAGATAGACACCGAGATGTATGAGGTTTCAAATGCGAGGTTGGAAAGAGAAAAAGCACAATTATCCCTGTTCGATTTAGGGATGGAAAGGAATGGAGATGAGTAGTTTTGTACCGATTTACGCGGTTGATTTTGACGGAACACTCTGCGAAAGTAAGTGGCCCGGAATTGGCGCGCCGAACAAAAAACTGATACAGCATCTTGTTCAACGCAGAACAGAGGGAGCAAAAGTGATCCTTTGGACTTGCAGAGTGGAAGAACATCTGAAAGAAGCGGTGGACTGGTGCAGTAAATTTGGCTTAGAGTTCGATGCGGTCAATGATAATCTGCCGGAAAACGTTGAAAAATATGGTAACAATCCAAGAAAAGTGTATGCCACTTGCTATATTGACGATTTGGCTGTGGATAAAAGAAAATACGATCTTCCGTTTCATGCGGACGAAAAGATCGACTATTCAAAATTCGATAAATACCCTCTCGGAAGTGAGTGGATGTTAAAGACGGAATATGCAGAGCTTCCGGTGGTAGTAGAAGAGGTAAATGCTTTTCACGGGTATATCAGTGTAAGAAGCACGAGCGAAGAGGATAAATTTAGATATTTTAAGGTTCGCCGTGATATTGAATGGTTTTATGACAAATTATTTCCAAAGGAGTGATGCGTTTATGAAGAAAAAGAAAATCAATCCGCAAGAATTTGACTGTAGATGCTGTGGAAATCAGATTTATAAGAGCCGCCTTAGAGACGAGGTAAAGTGTTGTTATTGCGGTTATATCAATCATGTAGGGAAATACACAGGTAGGAGGAAGAGACTTGGATAAAACGAAAATAGAGTAGGCTGACAGCACATGGAATCCGATTACCGGCTGCCGTCATAAATGCCCTTATTGTTATGCTAGAGGTATTGCAAACCGCTTTGTATCACGGAAAGGATGCCATCTGGTAGAACCTGAGACATACAAACTCGGAGACGATGGTTCTGAAACTTATGAGATCAATGAGCAACCGTATTATGTTGATGATGAGACCGGAAAACAATTCAGATGTGCCTATCCGCATGGATTTGTGCCGACAATCCACAGATACCGCATGGGAGAATACAGAGACAAAAAGAGGCAGAGAAATATCTTTGTCGGTTCAATGTCGGATGTGTTTGGAGAGTGGGTTCCTGATAGATGGATCAGGGAAGTGTTTAATGCTTGTGAGAAAGCTCCACAGCATAATTACCTCTTCCTCACGAAGAATCCCAGAAGATATATGGAGCTGCATCGTTACGGAGAATTACCACTCAGAGATAATATGTGGTACGGAACGACAGTCACAGATCCAGATACGGAGTATATGGGGCAGGACGGACACTATGAGTTCCATACGTTTTTGTCAGTAGAGCCTATACTGGCAGACTTCGGAGAGCTGAGTGAGAAATCATACATCCCGGAGTGGATAATCGTAGGAGCTGAGACTGGCAGCAGAAAAGATAAAGTCATACCAAGACGAGAATGGATTGAAAATATTGTGGAGCAGTGCAGAAAGTACAACATACCGGTATTTATGAAACCGAGCCTCACGGACATTTGGGGCGAAGAACTCATTCAAGAGTTTCCGAAAGCCCTTATTCATGCCTGATTTATTCCAGAGCATTGATAAGAATATGCTTAAATCGCCGGTAGCGTACTGCAAAACACATAAAGGGTATCTATCAACGAAGCAAATGAAAGTCCATAAGTGCCTGCAGATAGGATGCACTGGACTGGAAAGGTTGGAACATCCCTACTGGGAGGAACGCCAACGGAAAAAGGATGAAGCAAAGAGGAAAAAGAAGCAACAGTAAATTGGTTCACGTTTCATTTGATGAAGTAGAGAGATTTGTTCCGAGAGTTCCGAAACAGATTTGCCCGGATGAGGATAACACCACTCCGAGGATATGCGTAGCACCTAACATATTGAGTGCAATCCAGGCGATGCCGCAAGGCGGAACAGTGGCGTACAACATGGCGAGAATCGGTGTGCCGGTTGTTATCCATGCGTATTACATAGAGAGTGATGCTATCCTCATGCCGGAGCAGATAGCGGATAAAGTGCCGGATGCCGTTGCCACAGGAGAAATGTGGGTTATGGCAGTTCCGGCAGCAGTCCGGCGGATAGATTACGAGATTGTTGATCCGTATGTGCCTATGAGGATTGATAGGAATGGCACGAGAGAACGATTTCTTGTATGGTACGGAGAATTGAAACGGGTTCGGTATCAGGATAATTGGAGAAATCTATCTACCAGAACAGCCAGAAATCAAAAGGCGGTAGAGTGGTTTATGGAAAATAAGCCAGACATATCGTACAGAACATTTATGTCAAATATGGACGATGAACTATTGAAATCATTCCATGTGGAATTACAGGAGGTATGGGAGTGAACAAACAGAAGAAATTAGCAAAACAGAACACGCCGTTGTATAAGAGAGTACCGACACTTAATCTGGTGGACTATTCAGATATAAAAGTGCCGCTAGTAGTGATATATGACAGCCCGAAAGACTTTCCGGGAAAAGTGGTGGCAAGAGTATGGGACGGAGAGAAGAATCGGCCAACGAATGTTTACTGCGAATATGAAAACCTTAAAAGATGCGAAGATGATGTAATGTCAGCCGGATTCGTGTTCAAATTTCCAAGGACACCGGAGGATGATGCGTGTATTGTTGAAACATACATGAGATAGGAGGATTGCAATGGCAAAGAAGAGAAGCTGCCGCAGAACAGTAAATGAAGATAAGGTACATGAAAAAGCGGTCAAAATTCGCAAAATGACCGATGAACAGTTGGTGCAGTATGTCAATGACAGAGTGGAAAAAGCCAGGAGTGAGGGATTTAATCAGGGAAAGAAATCAGCTACCGGAATGACGGTCAATGATTTTCTGAAAGAAATCTCAAAAATCAAAGGTGTCGGAGATGCCACAATCTGCAAAATCATGGAGCATTTCAGAGAGAAAGGGATTAAGGATGAAAAAGACACCACTACAAATATTTGAGGAACGTAACGAAAAGGATTGCTGTCTTAACTGTAAAAAGCTGATTGTAAAGCAGACAGACGCAGGACATATAAATTTCTGTGGAGAAACAGGAAAGATCATTCTCGATATGTTCCTTGATATTGGAACTCATTTTCCAAAATGCAAATATGAGAGAAAGGAGTAAGCCATGCGTGTACAGAATCACATACCAATCAAGGCAGTAGCCATCAGAGAAGAGGACGGATTGGAAATCGGAACTGAATATGATGTAGATGATATTATGATGGGGCAGAGCAATACGAGTGTGGAGTTGGTAGGGACAAAAGGAACATACAACAGTATCTCATTCAAATTTATGCTCAATGGCAGAGAAATTGACATTTTTAGAAGTCCTCTGATAAATCCATATATGAAATTTGACGGCAACAATGGGATTTGCTACAAGGAGTGGATTAGCCAATGATAAAAACATGGTATGAGGAATATGAGAAGATAAAGGATAAGGCGGTAGTGGTATATGGATATGAGTGGGAGTCTATGGCAGATGAACAGAAAGAGAGGATCCTAGCAGAAAAAACCGTGATAATGAGCGGAGACAGCGGATATGCCTGCAAACGCTATCAAATTATCGGAAACGCAAACAATCTGTCAGACCATGAATGTGCCATAATAGCGGATGGCGGAAACCTCTGCTTTGGGTACAGAATGGAGGGACAGGAAATTGTTGTATACACAGATTAAAGGAGGACAATATGGAAGCAAGAGAACTGGCAAATAAGCTCTATGGACGAGCATACGGAGATAGTTTCGATGATGTACTGGAAGAGGCAAAACAGAGCGGTCTCGTCATTGTGACGGGCGCATCAGATGATTTGATGGAGTTCAATGGAGCAATCTGCGATGAGGGAGGTTGTTTCGATGGTGGAAGAGTTTATTTCGATAAGGACGGAGTAGATCAGGAGGGAGAAGAACGTGCCAACTGGATAGATGCCAGATGGTGTGATGGAATGAACCGAGACGGACTTCCGGCAACATGGACGTATGAGACAGAAATTCCTTGTGAGAGATTTGATATTTGGGAAGATGGAGAGGTCTACTGCGTAGGTCTGGTGTTCTCAATCGAGGACCTGAAATGAAAACCGCAGAAACCGTAGCGTTGGAAAAAGCAATCAGAAGAGCCACATACAAAATGGGAACATTTGGCTGCTATGAGGTAACAATAGGATATGGAGGCAAGGAGCGTGTGGACTACATGACATACGACACAAAGGGCATTTTCCGATGCTATGAGGTCAAGGTATCAAAGGCAGATTTCCATAGTGCAGCAGTTAAATCGTTCGTAGGTCACTACAACTATTATGTGCTTACCAGAGAACTTTACGATCAGGTCAAAGGAGAGATCCCAGACTGGGTTGGCGTGTATATTGGCGATTACTGCGCCAAGAAAGCCAAGAAACAGGATTTATCCGATAGGGAATATAAAACACGCCGTTCAATCAATGGGCGCAGTACAGAGGTATCTACGCCGTGGGTGGAAATGCTCAAAGAAAGTATGATCCGGTCACTGTACCGTGACTCAGATAAGCTGATTCAGACAGAGGACGAGCAGTATATAAGCCGCCTCAGAAGCCAGATTGACAAGGCAAGGACTGAAAGGGACAGAGAATCCAAGAAGTACCTCAGATTATGGAAAACCGTAAGGAAAGAATTTGGCGATGAAAAGGCATGGGAACTCATAGAAAAGGCAGAGGAATAAAACCTCTGCCTTAAATCATTTTCTGCCATTTATGGCAATCACTACATCATCAAAACCAGAATCGGAGTAGCAAGTGCCCTCCTGAGAAAGAGTTGTACCGGGCTGCAATTCCTGGTTATCATCCATAAAAGATAATTCGCTAAAATTAACCATCTACCCATCTTTAAGGTACACCACATCCATACATACATAATCTGCGGCGGAAGTTCCGTTGTTTGTCACGGATGCAACAATGCCGCTGTCGGTAGTATTGTAGTCAACGGATAAGTCAGAATAGACAGGAGAGTATTCATTTTCCTCTGATACCGACAGTGTGTAATCGAAACTATCAATCTTATCCCATTCATCAAATGTGGTCCATATACCGGCTGTTTGCCCTGGAGCAACCGCTTTTGTTCCATCACTGGAAGAACCAACCATACTGCCGGAAGAATCCAATGCGGTCACATTCAGATCAATACTCACAACTTTATCTGAATTGTTTGTTACATACATAACGTAATACATAAAAGAATCATCCACAGTACAGGAATAATTCTGCGTACTCATCAAATCTGCAAGGTCTGTTTTTTCTTTACTTTCTGTCGTAGTCGTGACCGCAGCAGTGCCATTTTTGGTAGATGTACCGCCACCACAACCAGTCAAAAGAACGGCAGACAGTAACAGCATGGCAAAATATCTCATCTTCATAGACATATCCTCCCTATATAAATGTTTAGTCCATTATACATCAATGTGTCTATCAATGCCACATTATTCGCTTGCCTTGAAATTGTATATAGGTTTCAGAATCGCAAGAATATCAACGGTTTCTCCAATACATTCCACAATCTCATCAATAGGCTTGTATGCCATCGGTGCCTCATCTATGGTTTCCTCTGACACAGAAGTAGTGTAGATACCGTCCATAGAGTGTGAATAGTCTCTCATGCTGAGAGTTTCCCTTGCTTTCATCCGGGACATAATCCGCCCGGCTCCGTGCGGCGCAGAACAGTTCCAATCCTCATTTCCCTTACCGGTTCCGAGAATACATCCGTCACGCATATTGATGGGGATAAGAACCTTTTCTCCGTACTTGGCAGAGATAGCACCTTTACGGACGATGTTGGAGTCGTGGTCTATATAATTGTGGATGCACTCAAAGAAGTCCGGCATATCTGCATCAACACCCCATCCCATGTGATTGCATATAATCTGAGCAATCATAACACGGTTCATGTAGGCAAACTTCTGACATATCCTCATATCATGGAGATACTGTTCACGGTACTTACCCTCTAAATAACAGAGGTCTTTCGGCAATTTCGGAGTGACAGCACGGAAGTTTCGGCGCAGCTCCTTGATTGCGGATTCAATCTCAGATTTTCTTCCAGCGGCTTTGTAGTCGGCAATGAGTTTTTCCTGACGATCATACAAATCATCCTTACCGCACATCAACTCATAGGCAAGGTTCTGATAGTAGTCTGCCACCTGTTTCCCAAGATTGCGGCTGCCAGTATGGATAATCAGATACTTATAACCGTCCTCTGCAACATCAACCTCAATGAAATGATTGCCACCGCCGAGAGTGCCAATAGAGCGTTCGAGACGTTTGGTATCTTTTAATTCCCGGTAACAATAAAGCTCTTTCAATTCTTCAAAACGCATTTGCCGCCCATCATGCACATTTTTCCCACTTGGAACATAGGTGCGGATAACACGATCTAAAGTATTCAATGTAACAGCATTAAAATCCCTATGCCCTAAACTGACGCAAAGCATACCGCATCCAATATCCACGCCAACGATGTTTGGAATTACTTTGTTTCCGAGATCCGCAGTAAAGCCAATGACGCATCCCTTTCCGGCGTGAACATCCGGCATGATACGAACCTTACAGTCCTTAAAGGCATCCTGAGACAGAAGAGTGTTAATCTGTTCCAAAGCCTCATCTTCGATGGTTTTTGCATAAACTTTCAAATTACTCATAGTGATCCTCCTATACTTTGTATGTTTTGTTATTTCCAGAATTTCCATTGTATTTTGTGAAAGGGCGAACCCATACACGTTTACCGGTTTTGGTAGTTCGGTAAAATCCCCTCACACTTACCTGTTCGGTAGGCTTTGTGTAGTGCCTTTTTGTACCGTCTGCAGGAACAGGCCTGCTATCAATGCGGTATGTGGTTATCAGTGGTGTAGCACCGCCGGAACGGCGCAGGATTTTTCGATGCTTATGAGAAATGCGTTTCTCTTTCTGCTCCGTAGTCTCAATGCAGTTGCGGTAATGAGTTGCAAAACACATGAGAGAATGGAACTTCAATGCCTCCTTGTATGGCGTTCTGTCAGCGGCAAGAACCATCCGGGCAACCTTTCGTTTCTCTTTGCTTAATCCGGCAGGAAAGACAATGTTTTCGATTTCCTGAGTTTTCGGATCATACCGATAATTGCAGACATACACGCCACCCATATACAGATGCAGCCTGACGAATACACCCTCCTGCTCATAATAGAATTTAATATCTTCCTCCGGCAGCTCAACCAATGCGGAGGGGATGGGGATGCGGAACTCTTCGGCATCCAACCAATCTTTATTTTGCTGATACCATTCAATGATCTTCTCTGTTTTCCCGATGGTATCGACTATGATTTTATTGCAGTTTGTAATATCAATCATGCCTAAGACCTCCATTTCTTCAATGGTTCCTTATAGCATTTGTCTATTTGGACACGTTCTTATCAAGCGGCATCGTGCGCTCCGCCGGAGATACGCGAATGTCAGGAGATCCCACTATCCTTATCCGGTTTCGCATTAAAGCCGGAAAACCTGTCAACCAACAAAGGGATGGTGTATGCCGTAATCAACCCTCATACCGGCAGCAGTTTTCACATTAAAAACTGCCAGAAACCTGTAACACGACACTCAAATAGACAAATCTTATAAGGAACCATTACTATATATGCGCCTCATTTGGGGCGGTAAATAATATCAACGTGGGAATCTAATGCCTGTTCAATCTTTTCGTCCGTAACACCCAAGTAACGAGCCGTAACGGCGGCGGAACTGTGCTGATACAGGCGGCGGACCAGTTCAATGTCCTTTCCGTTCTTGTAGTAAATCTCTGTTCCGAAGTATTTACGGAACGAATGGGTGGATATATCCTCATATTCAGGACCGAGCCAGTCGCAAACCTTTTTCAGATGCTTTTGCACTGCCCGGACACCGATAGGGAATATCAGATCATCGCCCTCAATGCCCTCAGAGTCCGCATATTCAAGGAGGAAGTTGTAGACCTGTTCCTGGACCTTGAAACGGCGAACCTTTCCGGTCTTATGCTCAACGATATTGAAAGCGTGGCCGGAGGGCGTCTTAATGAAAGAGGAACGCCGGAGGGAGAGTGTATCTCCAATACGCAATCCTACATTCGCCTCAATAACGAGGATCGTAGCAATCCGGGGATTAGGCTGTATGCAGTCTCCAATGCCCTCATATAAAGTTTTTATGATAGTCTCGTACTGTTCATGCGTACAAGCTGTTGTTGTCTTTCCTGCCATTCTAATCACACCCCCTTAATCTACTGTGGCACTGCCGTAATACGTCTCAATGGTTTCATAGCCGGACACCCACTTATTGTATTGGTTTTCTAAGTCCGCATCCTGAAAATCATACCGGCGTGCGCTGTCATACCGTGCGCTCCGGCGGAGAGCATACACACATTTGAAACAATCCTCAATGGAATTTCCACAGACTGTATGTACTTGCACCAGATCATCCTTGTAATTACTGTGAAACCAGTTCAATATCTCATTTACTTTAACTGTAACCATATCTGCTTTTCCTTTACGCACCGCAGACCTCATCACGGATCTGCAAATCAATCTCAATGATACACTCCATATTAACGCCGAGTTCTTCTAATTCTTTGATATATTTTGTGGTATCTGCGCCACCCTCTGATGTTTCGTAATAATGCCTGGCAGCCACCTTGAATTTTTCAAGTGTTTCATCAATAGCTCTGCGCCGCATTTCTTCCATCATGTAAGCTGTACGCATCCTTAATTCTTGTAATGTCTGCATAATAACCTCCTTACTGATTTTTCATCAAACCGGCAACAACATTGTTGATCGCCATCTCAGATACAAACCCACCTTGCAGCCTTACCGGAGTAAGAGAACCGTTAGGGAGAAAGAGCATATCGCCGTGACCCATGAGTTTTTCGCCGCCGGCCATATCCAATGCAACCATAGAGTTCGTGACTGTACCGACACGGAGACAGATCTTTGTAGGCATATTCGCCTTAATCAATCCGGTAACAACCTTTGCAACCGGGTACTGTGTAGCGATTACAAGGTGGATGCCACAGGCACGGGCTTTCTGTGCAATTCTTACAATATGTCCCTCAACGGATTTTCCACCCATGCTCATAAGGTCGGACAACTCATCAATGAAAACTATGTCACGTCTCATAGGAGCATCTGCGAACTTTGCATTGTAGCTGTCAATGTCACGGCAGCCGGTAGAGGCAAGAATGGAGTAGCGGCGATCCATCTCAATACAAAGGTTCTTCAATAGCTCAACCGCACCATTTACCTCAGATACAACCGTACACGCTGCAAGGTTCTTGTAATACTCAAACTCTGTTGCTTTTGGGTCAATGATATATAAGTGCATCTGTGCCGGATTCTTTTTCATAAGCAGGGACAAGATGAGGTTATGCAGCACGATTGATTTACCAGATCCGGTCATACCAGAAATAAGAATGTGGCAAGCCTTGGCAATATCAATATAATGTTTAGAACCATCAACCGCCATGCCGATTGCCATTGTAAAACCATCGGTGGACTGGTACTCATTATCAATGAGCATATCGCCCAGGAACACGGTTTCTGTACCGGTCGGAACCTCAATATACACATAGCCATTATCAAATCTCAAAGAGGCGTTGCAATGTAAGGCTGCCTGAAATTCCTTTTCGTGTCTCAAAATAGCTTGCACCTGAGTTCCGGGAGCCGGTTCAATAACATACTGTGTAAGGCGTGGTCCCTGGTTGATCTTTGCAAGGGTGGAGCGGAGGCGGAAAGAGTTCAATACGTTCAATATGGTTTCGGCTTCGTTCTTTACTCCATGAGATCCCCACGAGGTGTGATAAGTCATATTACCCTCAACAGTAGGGAAGATATACGGCTTTGTAAGCTCATAAGCCGGGGCGGTGGTGGCGGTCTGTCTCTCTGCGGACTCTTTCAGTCCTGCATTGAGAAGTGCGCGGGCCTCACTGTGTTTTCTGTTTGCGGTCAATGCTTCCATACAGTTGATAAATACACTTTTCTTTCTCATGGTTCTCAATCCTTTCTTTACCGGATGCCGGTAGTACACAATTTACTGTTCAATTTCTGCAACTCTTTCATGTGGGTGTCAATAGCGTCCTGCGATTTTGTATCACACACAAGGCGTTTTGCCTGCCCTGCGTTCTCGATCATTGTTAAGATCGCATCGCTTAACAAGGTCAATTCTCTTTCGTTAAAGCTGATTACTACGTTGTTCATTTGCGTTACCTCCATATTACAATCTGTTACACTATGTTACAATGTAACGAACTAAGCCAAAATACCCTCAATCAGTCGGCGGTTTCCGGGCGTTACCTCTCCGCCGTAGTTGGAAACGGTCAAGATCAGGTCAATGGCTGTTCTCAGTCCTCGAAGCTCGGCAGATACCCGGCTGCGCTCATTGTGGTAATTCTTCAACGCCTCACGCTGAATAGGAAGCTCAATAGAAAGTTCAAAGCGTGTGCGGCGCGGTGTGGATGGGTTGTTATAGGTGCGATCCATTGCATCAATGGCAGCCATGCGGCGATCCTCTTCAATGCTCATACGCTTTTCTGTTGCTTCAAGGCTTGACACCTTGGCCTGCAGTAACTCAAAACTGCTCATACCGTTCTCAATTCTCAATGCTGTATTATTCATGGTTTCTTATCCTCCTAAACTCAATATGTTATGCTGTGACTACTTCGTAATTTGCCGGAATCCTGGTTACTGGCATATAACGGCCGGATGATTGGCAGAACCAGAAAGGGCGTTTGAATTGATACGCTGCGGCGTGCTTCAATAGTTCAATGCTTTCCCCAGTGTGGAGAGTAAAGCGGATCACTGCGCCGACAGGTAAATTTTTCAATGCGTGAGGATCTTTTTTTGCTTCAATGTTCTTTCTGCATCTCTCGCGCCAGTTATTGGCATATTCTGAATCAGTAGGGGAGAGAAGAGAGAGAATAGAAGCCGGGCAATGATCTTCACATGGTCCAGAACTTTCCCCCATCGTCTTAACTCCAAAGTTGAAATAATCCCGGTTGTTGGTGTGCGTCAATGCAACGGCGGCGGTTGTCTCTGCCTCTCCGGTGCTCAATTCTGTTATTTTAATAGCTGCATAGTATGTACTTCCTACCATTGCGGACCGTACAACTTCGGCTTTCCTGGTGTCGTTCTGCCAGGTGTAAAGCTCGTCAATCTCTGTTTTCCGGTCAATAGCTCCGGTTCTGGTGTAGTGTGTAGCGTGCGTGCAATCCCATCCCATAATATAAAGGCCTCCTTAATCCTGCACCGGCTCACATTGTAAGCGGTGGTTTTTGTTGAATGTTATCAATATACGTTTTGTGTGGTTCCTCTGTTTGAAATCCTCAAAGAATTTTATCAATGTATCATATTTGAAATAGTGCAAGCCGATTTCTGCATACTCAATATAGCGGCTGTCTGTTATATAGATCCCCTGACAGTTTCCGTATTTCTTGAAAAACTGCATTTTCTCTATGTACTCATCAATATTTACGGTTTGCCCCTCTTGCAGATGTTCCAATACTGCGGAGCGGTTCAGATATTTATAAGCCATCCTAAAGCCTCCGATCTCTCAATATATCCGGCGAAGCCGGGGCGGATCATCCGCCGCCGTCCGTCTATGCCTGCCATACTCCGCAATATTTACAAGTGCTATTAGGTGCTTCGGGTTCTCCGAAGATAAACCGGCGGATCTGGTCTTGCATGGTGTCCGGGATAAGCCGCGCCCACTGTGTAGCGTTTCGCCATCGGTTCACGGCTCTAGCTGCAATATAAAGCCGGTTGCGTGTCTCTGCGTCCATTTGGAAAACCTCCGCCAATGTATCAACGGCGTTTTGTTCCCTGTCGTGAACCTCTCGCGCATAATTAACATGATTTTTTCGGGTTGTGATTTCCTCAAATGGGCCACGGTATAAGGTTTTAGAGCTATAACAATATTCGTTGTAGGCCTCATTTTCTGCGGCTACTGCGTCAATAAGTCTTTCAATGTCAATATTCATCATATTACGCAGCCCCTTTCTTTTTCGGTGTCTGTTTGGAAAGTTCCACAACCTTATAAAACGGAATAGAGGAGCGTGAACCGCGGAACGTGTCGCGCACGTCCTCAATATAATTATAGCGAGCCTTTAACTGCTCAATATCGGCGGTTATTTCCTCATATTCTGCCGGGGTCAGATCGTGCAAGTGGCAATAATCCCATTTTTCAAAGAATCGGCGCGCCGGGGAGTGCTTCGGCAGCAGCTCCCGCTGTGCCTGTCCGCATCTGCTATAATCGCGCTTGGATCTTATGAACTCCGCCGCGCTTGTGGAAAAATACGGGGCTTTGTTGCCGCCCAGGGTGTAATATTCAACTTCAAAAACGATCAATTTTGAAATCTGGAAACAATACATAAATTCTTTCATAACTCTATACAACCTCCTTTGCGGCTTCTCTTGCGCCCCATTTTGTAGCGTGTTCCTGGAACTCTCCGACCGTCTCAACGTGGAGAAAGTCAGGAGAGAAACGGCGAACGGTGTAAGCTCTGCGGCTGCCGTCAAAATTGTTTTCACTGGTAACAAAACAACGATTTTTATATAAAGCGGATTCTATACGAGATCCCCAGTATTTAAGAGTTTCACGGTCGAAAAAGTGACCTTTTCCGGTTCTGTAAATGGCTTTCGCCTCTGCCAATGTAATCATATATATAAGCCTCCTATATTTTGAGAGGGAGCGCCCCGGAGGGCGCGCGCCTCGTTCCTGTCAATTAGTAATTTTCAAAGTATTCATTAAGGGCGGTTTTTTCGTCCTCTGTAAAAATACGGTCAATAGCTGCCGCGGTGCGTTTGCAAGCCTTAAAAGCCTTTAAGCCTTTGCGGATCTGTTTCGCTCCGCCGTCAATATATCCAAACTCTGTTAAAAAGTCCGCCTCATCTGTGCAGCTCTCAACACAAGAAGCATCAGACAAAATACAATATAAGCAATCTTCTTTTGTCGGCTCATGCGTTGCGCTTGGGTTACATTGATAATCAAATGTATAGCGGCGATTATTTGCCGGGTTGATAATGCGGCACTTATATAGAACGTGGGACAGTGTAAAAAGGTCCTTTTGTTCGTCTGCCTCTGTTGCTGTGAATTTCAAAGCTTCAATGATTTTTTCTGCTGTCATGGTCTTTCCCTCTCTTTTCTGTTGTTCCATCCGGGAAAGCCTGTTATAATAGGAGACAAGCCCCGGAGGGGTGGCGGCGGTCCGTGTCGCTTGGTAGGTGTAGCGGATCGCCCTTTTTTATTTGGTTCTCAATAGTCGTTTGCGTCAGACTTGCAGACGGCGGCTTGTCGGGGGTTCGCCCGGGCCATTCCCTTTTATGCTGCGTGTATATGGCCAACTCGTTCCAGCCATCGCCCCGGCTCAATAGTTCCGGAGCGGTTCCCGCTTTCCCCTGGGAGCGTCGGGGGCGTTAATCATTGTAAAAGTGCTAACTGCTTTCACTCAATGCCGGGCCGGTTTTATACCGCTTTCCCGATCTCGTGCGGTTCTGAAAGTTTCAAAGTGCTTTCATACTTCCAATAACTCAATTATCTTTTTTATATGTGCGGTGTGAATTGGTACACCCTAGCACAGGTTTACAATTTCCCTTTTGCCTGATATATGCACTTATTACCACAGGGGCAGCCCTCACAGGAGATACAAGCCGGAGGCGGTTGGGCGTGTGTTTCGGTCTCGTCTTAATAAGTGCCGCGCCGCCGTTGCCTTGGTCCGGGTTGATTCCCTTGGTCCGGTCTGCGGTGCGTTGTTCTTTTGGGGTACACCGTGCGCCCTTGCCTGCGCTTGTTTGTTTTGCTGAACGTCCGGCGGTTCGTTGTTGTCCGTTGCGGTTCGTTCTTTATGCTTGTATTGTAAAGCCTATTCTTTACAAAGTCAAGCGGTAAATTTACAAACTATTGCGGTTTGTGAAATATGTATAGCCGACTAAACAAAATAAGGGCGGCTTATTGTGTAAATTGTACACTTTACAAAGTGCAAGAAAACCCAGGCGCAGTGTTTACCATGTAAACGGCAGACTTGACAGGCGGCGCAGATTCCTATAATATATAAGAGTATAGAACAGAAAGGAGGGCGGAGCCGGTGCGGTTGAGTTTTGGCGAAAAGATGCGCGTAATGATGAAGCGGCGCGGGGTATCGGTGCAAGAGGTGGCGGACCGTCTGGGCGTTTCCCGGCAGAATGTAAACCAGAGACTAAACGCCGATAAATTCACGCTTGACGATATGGAGAAATACGCCGCCGCCATTGGTTGCGGAATTGAAATAGAAATAACAGAGCCGCCGGAGGGCGGAGCAGATCCACATATAAAATAAATAAGGATAGCCGAAAAAGTAGAACGTAGGGCACAGAGAGAAGCGAAAAAGCAGCTTTTCCCGGTGTCCTTTTTATTTTGCCCGTGTGACAGTGTAGGACCGCCACAGAGGGCACAGAGGAAAGGAGGGCGCAGAGATGGCAACAGAGAAGAGAGAGACCGCCACAAGGGACGAAAACGGAGTTAGAAAACAGAGCTACAAACGTTTTAAGGCTGGGCGGGATTATGAAGAGATAGAGACGGCGCAGGCGGTGGCATTGTGTGAAATGATGCTAGACGGATTCAGAGCGGCAACCAAGGAAGCGGAAAAGGGGAAAGGAGGGAGACCCCGGAAGTTGGAGACCGTGGAAGAGTTTAGAGAGATAGCAGAAAACTATATAAATTATATTAAAGAGAGAGCTTTACAAGGTGTTAGGCTGATTCCTGACGTTGAGGGATTCTGCAGCTTTGCCGGTATTTCCCGCGATACTCTGAACGATTGGGAAAGAACCCGCCCCGGCGTGTATTCCGACACAATAAAAATATTAAAGAATAACATAGCCGCATACAAGAAGCAGCTTGCATTTAATGGAGAAATACCGCCGATCGTGTTTGCTACTGATTTTAATAATAATCACGGTTACACCCAAGCGGCGCAGAAAATAGATCTGAATGTAGGCAAACAGGCGCAGGAGTTACCGACAGCGGCGGACATTGTACAACGTTTACCAGTAGAAACCGGAGGGACAGACCCGGCAGAGGATGCGGAGGACATAGAAATATTATAAAATCGGTGTTTTGCGGTTCGTTTTCTTTTACTTTTACGAACTCGGACAGATCCGGCGGCGGTTGGTAGGATGCCAGGGCGCAGAGATCCGGCAGCTTATACCCTGGGGCAGGGGTTTGTGGCGGATCGTCCCCGGGGCAACTCACCCCTCTGAGTTCCCGAAAAATTAAAAAGCCCCAAACCACCCCAATCGTAAAATGGCAAAGAACCCTATTACCGTAAACCACCCAATTTACAATGTAAGTATAAACACGGCATCCGAATAACAAAAGGAAAGTGAGGACTTTACAAAACCACAAAATCCAAAATCGGCGGATGCCTACCGGCATAGAAAGAGAGAAATATGGAACAGAACAAAGAAACAGTAACACAGAATGAGCAGAGAGAGGCGGAAGTATGCAGAGAGAAGAAACAGACCGCATGGGACAAATGGAAAGAGGACACACTGCGGAAGTTCAACCGGACTGCATGACAGAGGCATACACCGTAGGAATCTCTGAAACGCATATCAGAAACAATGCAACGGTATTCCGAGTATGGCAGATGATAGAGTGTGGAGAACTTACCAGAGAAGAGGGATTGTACCTCATGGTAAATACGCTTGCGGATGAAAACCATCGTCTGAATCAAATGTGCAATGACCTCATAATGAGGATGCCGTCACGTCTGCACGTAGAAACGATAACAGGCAAAAATTAAAAATCGGCGGAGGCTTACGCCTCATAGGAGGTAAAATCGGATGAGCAATGAAAACAGCAATTCCAAAAATTCCCCGGAAAATAAAAAGAGGTCTTGGCACAAGGAACCGTGGTATAAAAGGCTATTCGACAAGATTTTAGTATCGTGTTTTCTTCCGTGCAAGCATGAGTGGGAAGTGTTGGAAGTCCTCTGGACGGCACATGATTACAGCGGTTTTAAGTACGATGTATGCAGATGTGGGTGTAAGAAATGCGGAGAGATAAGAATTGAGAAATTTTTAGTGTAAAAGACGGAGGTAGAGAGACGGTAAAGACGGTTGTTGCGGTTATCGTAGGGTTAGTTTTGCTCAATACAGCGTGGTTTGTATTGAAAATTGTGATTCTGATAGTGGCAGAGAGAAGAGAATACGAAAAATACAGATACAAAAGCCCTTATCAGTCTCCACACAGAGAGGCTTTTATTATGGAGTGCTCAGACCCGAATAGCAGTCCATACGCAAGGCAGTTGGATAAGTGCATCAAAAAGATGGATAGGGAACAGAAACGCATAGCGAAAATCAAATTGAAATCAGACAAGAAACTGTCGAATATGAGCATTTAGAGAATTTTGACGTATCGGAGGATGTGCGAAATGGATAGACCGGTAGAAATCACAAGAAGCTATGCAGAGTGCAAATTCTGTAACGATATTGCTGATATGTGCAATGAGATACCAGATTGTACTCACTGTGAGAATAGAAAAGGAACATGGATAGATACAATCACGAGCCTGCTTGGCACAAAAGCGGTTGTCGTTCTGGAAGATGGCAAAGTGGAGACATATCCACTGGATAGACTTAAAGTTATCACAAAGAGGGAGAGATAATGAAAATTATTGAAGAAATTGGCGAAGCTGCAATGTTGGAACAGCTTGCAGAGGAATGTACCGAACTTGCAAAGGCAGCACTCAAAATGGCAAGGATCATACGAAAAGAGAATCCGACACCGGTTACTGAGAAAGAAGCCATTGACAATATCCGGGAGGAATACACGGATGTTGTGCAGTGTGCCGGAGAACTTTCACTTACGGTTGATGAGGAACAAATGGCACGAAAACATGAGAGATGGGAGAAGAGAGTGAGGGATAGAACATGATACCATTCAGGCATTGCATAAGGGAACCGCACGGATCTGCAGTGAAATTTGAGATACTGGCAGCAGCACCGAATGAGTTTCAGGTACGTTACCCAGATTATGATTACATTAAAATGGGAACCGGACCGTCAGTGATGTATAACAGAGAACAATTACTGTGTTTCCTACTGACATACGACAAGGCAGAGTGCCTTGAATTTATGGAAAAACTGTATCATCACATGGGATGGCCTACTGAAAAGCTGCATGAGAATCCGGCGTTTGCCGAAGTGATAAAGGAGAAAGAGACATGATAGCACGTTTCTTGCAGGATATTGTCGTGAACGACATTGAGAAGAATATGGAAATGGATATCGACAAAGGAGAAGAACTCTTTGCCATAGACAGAGGGAATTTCTACGAATTGCGTAAGCCGAATGGGTGGGGAACAATGGCACCCAAGGAGTGCGAGGGCAAGTATTATGAAATCGTGAGGGATTGAGTATGATGTACGGAACCAAAAGCGGAACTTTATACATTGACGATATTCCACTGGGAGATATGAAACAGTTGGAAGAGATTTCTGCCCCGGACATAGATGCCGAATATGACGGATTATCTCTGGAAAAGAGCTGCGAGATTGATTTCAAGGTAACTATGAAGCAGTCTGCCATAAATAAGATATTCAGACCGTGTTTCGGCATAGAGCCGTACAGAAATCTTGATAAGTGTGGTAAGTGCAATCTGAAAAATGACTGCGTGAAAGCCAAGATAGAGAACAATTTCAACATGAAAACAAGGAGGATAACCACAAGTGGGAGAAATTAGTTTCAAAGAGAACGAACTGTATCAGGAAATTGAGCTGTTCGTGGACGGAGAGAAAATCGGAGAGGCAGAGGTTGAGATTAAAGGAAAAATGTTGTCGAGACTGAGCATCTTTCCGCCATATCAGGATAAGGGATATGGAACCCAGATTGTATCAATGCTCAATGAGAAGTACGGATGCAATGTACTGTGGGTCAATGCGGACAATGCAAGAGCGATACACACCTATGAGAAGAACGGCTATGCAATATCTAAGCCAACAATGTATCTGATGGAGCGGAATTAGAGGGAAAACCTTTAATTATAAAAGAAAATAGGAGGATAAACACATGGGCGAGAAAGAAAAACATCCTTGGAAACCACCGGAATTAGCACCACCGATGCCGGATTTTGACGATTTTCCAATCAGTGCGTGGCTGAAAACACCACCGATACTGCCGAAAGGATTATACCCGGACGAGAAAAACTATACGGCTGTTGCAGCACATGAGCAGGAACACAGAACACGAATGATCGGTGTGAAGCCACCACTGTTTACCACAAGATTGATGGGATACGAGCGGATGGAAGCACCGAAGTTCAGACCGAAGGATTTGGAAGTGGCAAGCATAACTGAGAAGATAGGCAAGACCATGGATAAAGTATATGATGCACAGATGGGGTTGCTCCAGGAACAGGTCTTTGCAAGCTGCGGTATTCCGGGAGAGGTAATGTTTGGAGACATTTTTAAGGATTTAGGATTAAAGGAGGACAATATGGATAGAAGTTTAGCTGATAAGAAATTTAAGAAAGTAACAATCGAGTGTGAAGATGGCAGCACTTACGCAGGAAAGGTTACTCATATTTGTGGCAGTCCTTACCGCTATAACAATCTGTGCGTTGAGGCAATGATCGAGGACAAACCTATTGCTGCATACGGAATTGAAAACGTAATATTCCAGAATCCGGCAACAATCGTGTTCTGGTCTGACGGAGCAAAGACGGTTGTAAACTGCATGGATAATGTGGAAATCAAGAAAAAGGTTGTTGATGGCAAGGAAGTAACCATTCGTAAGCCTAAAAAGGCTGATACCTATTCCGAGGAAGCCGGTCTGGCTATGGCTATCGTGAAGAAATGGGCCGGCAACAACGGAAATTACAACAACATTTTCCGTCAGTTCATTCCTGAGATGGCACAGTCTGAGAAAGAGGCAAAGAAAGCTGCCAAGAAAGCTAAAAAGGCGCAGAAATCGGAGGAATAACCAATGACGCTGAGGGAATTTGCCAAGGGATATGACGGAAACATTATGCTGAAAGCATTTGAGAATGAGAAATCAACAGCTCCGGCAGCAATTATGATGACTCAGATTACGGATTCTATCAAGGATGAGGTTCTTGACAAAGAAGTATACAGCTACGCAATGGTTTGCGCTTCACTGTTTGAACGGTATCTGAGAGTGAATTTTGAAGCTGTGCCGGAGATCCCAAACGAAACGGAGGAAACCACATGAGAACCTATTTTTTTGACACAGAGTTTACTGGTCTGCGTAAGGACACAACTCTTATCAGCATAGGAATTGTCTCAGACACAGGAGATAGGTTCTATGCAGAGTTGACGGACTATGATGAGGGTATGTGTGATGAATGGATTGAGAAGAATGTTCTCGATCATTTGGTTTTGAGTGGCAATGCGGAGTTAGAAGAAAGTCTGGCAGCCGACAATAAAACAACGACTGTAATCGGCAGTAAGGCAGATGTTTGTTGCGAACTTATGGAATGGCTTGAAATGGACGCTAATTTTGACAGTGATTATGCTGCGGTATTCGTTTCAGATGTCTCGCATTACGATATGGTGTTACTGATTGACTTATTGGCAGGAAACGCTATGAAGTTGCCTGAGTTTATTACACCGGCTTGTCACGACATCAATCAGGACATTGCAACGATGCTTGATATTTCAGAAAAGGCAGCTTTTGACATTTCGAGAGAGCAGTTACTTACGGACAGAGGAATTGCTTTGCCGAAAGGTCAGAAACACAATGCACTCTACGATGCGGAAGTTATCAAAGCGATATATGAGGACTTTTTCTCCGTGGGGGGGGTAAAACAGGGAGGTAAGAATGGATAAGGGACAAATCTTAATGGATTACCGCTTGGCGAAGAACCATAAGAGACAGATACCCATTCTTGCGGACTTGAATGTGTGCGACACGCAGACAATAGTAGAAATTCTGGAAGAGGGCGGCTACAAGCGTATGTTCAATACGAATGGTGTGGATATTTCCGTGAAGAAAACAGAGATTGAGCAAAAGTATTCTTCCGGGGAATCCATAGCCACCCTTGCAATGGCATATCACATTTCAAAGAAACAGATTAAGGTACTTCTCGGAGTAGAAGAGACGGAGGAAAAAGGAACCATGTCTGAGCAGGAAATGATAAAGAAACTCGGAGAACTTACGAGCGAGACTAACTATTAAAAGTCAAGTCTTAAAATGATATTTTTTGAATAAAGTACAGAAATGTATTTTAGATATATTTGGAACTTAGTTAGAGTTCCTTGAACCTTGAAAACTACATGACAAAAAGAGCATCGTGATAGGTGCTCAAAAAGGAGTATTGAATTAGAAAGATTTAAGCTGCTGTTATGTATTGCTGCTTTGTTTTTTCAAGATGATAAATTACTCGAACCAATTTTTTTGCAGCGTGCGATATGGCAACATTGTAATGCTTACCTTCCGCTCGTTTTTTAGCAAGATAGGCTGTAAATGTTGGATCCCAGTGGCAGACATACTTGGTGGCATTGTACAGAGCGTATCGCAGGTATCTGGAGCCACGTTTTTCCATATGTGCGTAAGCACCGTTCAGTTGTCCAGATTGATATGTTGATGGCGAAAAGCCGGCATAAGCTAAGATTTTATCAGGAGAATCAAAACGACTGAAATCACCAATCTCGGCAATGATCATGGCTCCCATGCGATAACTGATTCCAGGAATACTGAGAATCGGGGAGTTGATTTTATCCATGATGATTTTGATTTCATTTTCGATTTCGTCAATCTCGGAATCAAGTTCCTGAATCAACTTGATGGTGTGTTTTAGTTCAAGTGATTTCGCAGGCATATATGAGCCGATAGAAGCTCTTGCAGCATCTCTAAATGTGATTGCTGTTTCCTTGCCGTAATGACCTTTTGAGGATTCAGAAAGTAGATTGGTAAGTCTGGTAAGGTGAGCACTGGCTACTTGTTTTGCACCGGGAAATTCAGAGAGCATTGCATAAACAGATGCCATATGAAGTTGAGGAACCAGCTTTTCCAATTCAGGAAAAAGAATACAGACAAGTCTGGAAATGGAAGTTTTCAGCTTTGCACGTTCTTTTACCTTATCAAAACGATAACGGGTTAATGACTTTAGTCCCTCGTTGTGGTAAGATGTGTCTGAGTAGGACTTTAAGTTCACATCAGACATTAGCATGGAAGCAATCGTGCGGGCATCTACTTTATCCGTTTTCGTCTGTCTAAGGCTTAGACTTTTTCTGTATAGATTGGTATGTAACGGATTGATAACATAGGCGGGCAAACCTTTATCAATGAGATATCCAAGAAGATTGTAACTGTAGTGTCCAGTGGCTTCCAGTCCTACTTTTATTTTTGTTACGTCATCCATAACGGATTCAATCTTTTGATAAAGTTCAGTAAAGCCATCTAAGTTGTTGGAGATGGAAAATGCTTTAAATAACACTTCTCCATCAGAGTTGGTGATAAAGCAATCATGCTTATCTTTAGCAACATCAATTCCTACGTAAATCATAATAAATCTCCTTTGAAATGTATTAATTAATAATGCTGTTTTAGAACCACATGGTGCTCCTTGCGATTGTAACCTCGTTCTAAATAAACCGTCATGCGGTATCTAACTGATTAACAAATGAACAAAGAGACTGTGGTTGGAGCCTCACTTAAACCATCGAGTGGTAGGTGAAAAAAACCAATCCACAGCATCTTATATATCATAGTC